ACGGCAGCGTCTACTCGAAGGAGATCTACGCCAAGAAAGTAGCGGCGGAGCTGGCGGCGCTGAAATCCGCTTACGAGCAGAACACCGCCACGCTGGATGCCAGCCGTGCACAGATCGCGCCGGTGTATGACATTGCCCGGAACAGCGCGGCCAACCAGAACGCCCTGAGCCGGGGCAGATTTCAGGAGATGGCGGTGGCAAACGGCCTGAACACCGGCACCACCGGACAAGCGGCGCTGGCACAGGATGTTGTGCTTCAGCAGAACCTCTCCCAGATCGACCGGGAGCAGGCGGAAAAGACGGCGGCCATCGACCTTCAGCGGAGCCAGCTTGACACGGAGTACCGAAACGCCATTGCCAAGGCAGAGGCCACGGGAGACGCGGAGCTGGCAAACGCCCTGTACGAGGAATACGTCCGGCAGCAGAACCTGTACGCCAAGTACGGCGGGCAGACCGGCGGCTCCGGCTCCGGCAGCTCCGGCGCAGCGGCCGTGGTAAAGCCCAATCTGACGGCCAGTCAGGTACAGTCCGCGCTGAAAAACGGCATCGTGACGGATGACGTGATCTCCGCCTTCGATTACTATTACGGGCAGGGGGCCTACGATTCTCTGTACGGCACCGGCAAGCTGACCTCCGGCGGGTCCTCCAGCGGCGCCACCTCCGGGGCCAAGAAGGGCAGCTATTCCAATGGCTCCCTGACCAACGAGCAGGTGAAGCAGCTCCAGAGATACTACGGCGTGTCTCAGGACGGCAAGTGGGGCAAGAACTCCAAGAAGGCCGCAGGCGGCCTGACGGCTGATAAGGCATGGGCGAAGTATCAGGGGAGCAGCGGAAGCAGCACCGGCAGCATGACGCAGGGCGCTTTCATAGCGTCGGCCACCAGCCTGAACACGGATCTGAGTAACGGCAATGTGGACCGGGCATACAACTGGCTTACCAAGAACTATGGAAAGCTCTCCGCCAGCCAGAAGCAGGAGGTCCAGAACCTGCTGGCACAGTACGGGATTTCTTACTGAGAGGTGCACCAGTATGGCAAAAACACTAAGCGGATTTAAGGTAATTGGCGATACCTCCAAAATCGGAGCAGGCAGCAAAAAAGGAAGCGCGGGGCAGACAAGCCCCACGCCTTCTTCCAATGGGAGCAGCCGGACGCTTGGAGGCTTCAAGGTCATTGGCGACACCTCGAAAATCGGGGCAAAGGCCGCCGCAAAGACCACACAGCAGACCGGCGCACAGAGCGCCACCCTTACCCAAAGCACCACCCGCTACCCGCAGCCCATGGACAATGTAGGGAGGCAAACAGGGACCAACAGCCGCTTGCTTGCGGACACGAAGCAAAGCGGGACACTCATTCCATCCCTTGATAACGGGCGCGTGGGGAAGGTGATCTCCGGTGCGGTGAAGTCCGTCGGCTCCGCCTATACAAATCTGGGCGGTGTGCTGGCAGAGGGGGCCGGGAAGCTGAATACCCGGATCGCCAACCAGAACGCCGGGGATTCCCTGCAAAGCGACCATGACGCGGTGAAGCGGTATGAAAAGATGCTCCGGGATGTGAAGTGGGCCAACGGACGGGCCATGAGCGCGAAGGACGTAAAGCAGGTGCAGGGCTACCTTGCCAGCGCCAAGCGGCGGATCGCGGCCCATGAGGGCTACACCAAGGCGGTGGAGCAGTCCGACAAGGCAGTGGCGGACAAGGCGTATCAGAAGGCCGACCGTCTGTCCCAAAGCTCCGCTGCGGACGTGGCACAGGCCAAGGAAGGTCTGGGGCCGGTGGGGCAGTTCGCCGTGGATCTGGGCGTTCAGGGTGTACAGATGGCGGGGGACGTGGCAGCCAGCGCCGTGATCCCCGGGGCCGGTCTTGCCCTGATGACGGCCCGGTCTGCCGGAAGCGGAGCCCAACAGGCCAGACAGTCCGGGGCCAGCTATGACCAGCAGCTTGCCTACGGACTGGGGAGCGGTGCGCTGAGCCTTGGAACAGAGAAAATTTCCAACGTTTCTAAGCTGTTTCAGAAGGCGTTTGGGCGCGGTCTCGCGGAGAAGGCAGCCAGTAAACTGATCGCAAAATTTGGCGAAAACACAGCCGTTCAGGTCATGAGCGACCTTGCCAAGCGTCCCGCCGGGAGGCTGGCCCTCTCCATGATCTCCGAGGGCGGAGAAGAATTTCTGGAAGATTATGCCCAGCCCTTTTTGCAGCGGGCCACCTATGACCCCTCTGCCCGGTTTGATCTGAGCGAGGCGCTGTATGACGCGGCGGTGGGCGCGGCCATGGGCGGCATCGGCGGAGCGGTGGATGTTGTGCGTGGGCGCTCCAATACCCCCACGACCCCGCAGGAAGCCGCAGGAGTGCAAACAGATGTTCGGGAGGGTAGTTATGCCCCCACAGAGCAGGTAGGCGCAGAGCCCGCGCAAAACGCCGCCTCCGGGGTGGAAGCGGCGGAGAATATTCGGGTGGGTCAGGCGACTACCATCAAGAAGCCTTACAAGGGCGAAGTGCCTACCCAGGCCCAGCGGCAAAACACAGCACCGGTGCAGGTGAGCAGCGAAGCCCTGACCCGAGCGCAGAACAGTATTGCCGGGGCGCGGGGGCTGGAATTTTCCCTTCCGGGACAGAGTTTTAAGAGTACGCTGAAGAATGTCTACAAGAGCATCTTCAAGCCCGCAACGGGCGTTGTGGTAGATGGAACCTCTTTCGGCGGGCAGCCCTATGCGGTAGACATTCCAAACAGTGTCCCCGGTAAAGTTATCAGCGACACAAATCTGACTGCGGAAAAACTGGCTTTGCTGGATAATCTGCCTGATGTTGTACGCAATGGCACTTATGTAGGGAGCGGGGAATATGTTCCCCACGGTGCCAAGGCAAAAAAGACGGTTCGCTTTGATTACTTCGAAGCGCCGGTTGAAATCAATGGGAAACAGTATATCGCCTCTTTCGATGTTGAGGCATTCCCGGATGTGAACAACTACCGCACTCATAAGCTGAACGAAATAGAACTGTCCCCAATGACGAATGCTGACACGGGTCGAGATCCCGCTGCAAACGCCATGAGAACAGTTCCTGTTGAGGGTACGCGTCCCCTCAATGCTAATGATAGCATAGCACAGGGGGCGGAAAATGTCAAGAACGGGGGTGCGGCGGAGTTTGACACGCCGGGTGACGCCAAGGCCGGGACGGTGAACACGCCCTTTGACGCCATGCAGGCCAAAAGCGAGGAGTTCCACCCGGTAAATCCAAACAGTGCGGAGCGGGTGCAGAATGACCAGCGCCGCGCCCCTTCCGAAGTCCCCGTTGTGAACCCTGACACCGGGCGGAACGTGGAGAAAACGGTCTCCACCATTCTCAATAGCCCCTTGACCTCCCCGGAAATGGTAACCGTGTATGAAAACGCCATTGCAGGCGGCGCGTTTGACTATGACGTGGTGACGGACCGGACCGCCGTGCAGCAGGCGCAGGCCAAGATCGCGCGGAACGGCTGGCGCGAGGTGGCGAACAGCTTTATTGCCAAGGCGGAGCTGGGACAGCGGATCACCAAGGCGGACACCGCCGAGGCTATCAGCGCCTACAACCTTGCCATTTCCGAAGGAGACCACAAGGCCGCCTTTGAGCTGGCAACGGCCATTGCGGACGCGGCTCACGACAGCGCACAGATGGTGCAGGCCATGAACCTGATGAACCGGTTGACGCCGGAGGGCCGTCTGCTGACGCTGCGGCGGCTGGTAGACCGGATGAATGACCGGGCGACACGGCAGAACCGGACGCCCCGGCAGAGCACCGCCGGCAGCGGAGACGTGGAAGGCGCACGGGTGGACTACATCGACAAGGTGACGGGCTTTACCCTCTCTGACGAGCTGGCCACCAACTACCTGATGGCAGAGACGGACGCGGAGCGGGCGGCGGCGTGGGACGCCATCACAACGTCCATTGCAGACCAGATCCCCAGCACCTTCATGGAGAAGGCCAATTTCTGGCGGTACACCTCCATGCTGACTAACCCCACCACCCACATCCGCAACATCATGGGCAATGCCATTCAGTTGGGCGCACGGAAGATCAAGAACGGCATCGGAACTGCAATCGAGCGGGCGGTCATCAAGGACCCCTCTCAGCGGACAAAGGCCGTGAATGTTGACAAGGATCTGAAAGCCTTTGCAAAGGTGCAGTATGAGACGGACCAGAGCGCGGCTATGGGCAGCGGGAAGTATTCCGACGCCACGGCGGCAGGCATTGAGTGGGAGATCCAGCGCAAGCGGAAAATGTTCAATGGGGAGGACGTTCTCTCCCGTGCCGTGCAGAGCATCGGAGACTTGAACAGCCGCGCCCTTGACTATGAGGACGTGATCTTTAACCGTGCGGCCTACGTGGACAGCTTCGCCCAAGCACTGCAAGCCAAGGGCGTGACGGCGGCAGAGGCCCACGCGGGGACCAGAGCCGCAGACGTGGAGGCGGCGCGGGCCTACGCCATTGAGGAAGCGCAGAAGGCCACTTACCGCAACACCACGGCGCTTTCCGAGGCGCTGTCTAAGCGAGGCCGGTATGATGCGAGTGACAATATTGTTGAGCGCGGTATAAGTTTTGTCACCGATGCGCTCCTCCCCTTCCGCAAGACCCCGGCCAATATCCTGACCACGGGCCTTGATTACAGCCCCATCGGACTGGGCAAGGGCATCAAAGAAGCCCTGTTTGATGTGAAATCCGGGAAATGCACGGCGGCGGACGCCGTGGATTCCATTGCATCCGGTCTCACGGGAACCGGCATTTTTGCGCTGGGCGCTTATCTGGCGGCGGAGGGGCTGCTCCACGTCCGGGCCGGTGACGATGACAAGGAGGAAGCCTTTGAGAAGTCCATGGGGGGGCAGGATTATGCCATCCAGATCGGGGACAGGTCCTATACATTGGACTGGGCGCTCCCAGCGGCAATGCCCCTGTTCGCGGGCGCTGCTACTATGAAATCCGGCCAGAAGGGCGGCGGGACATTTGTTTCTCTTGTAGATGCCACTAAGAATATCGGCAGTGTTATTTGGGAAACCTCCATGCTATCCGCCCTGAATGATCTGATCTCCTATTGGAGTTATGCGGATGATCCGGGAGCATATCTTATCAGCAAGGCGGCCGGCAGCTACGCCGGACAGTATATCCCCACCATCGGAAGCAAGGTTGCGTCCGTATTTGATGATACGGTGCGCAAAAGCTATGTGGAAAAGGGCACGGGGCAGGTAGCCTCTGACGTGAACTATTTCTTGCAGGGGGCGGCGAAGAAGGTCCCCGGCGCACGGAATCAGCTTCAGCCCATGGTGGATATGTGGGGCAACGAGGTCTCCAACGGCTCCGCACCGGAGCGGGTGTTCCAGTCTTTCTTCTCCCCCGGCTTCCTGAAAGCGCAGGACAACAGCCCCGCCACGCAGGAGATCCGGCGGCTGGCAAAGGCCACCGGAGACAGCGCCGTTTATCCTGCGGCGGCGGAGAAGTCCTATACGGTGAAGGGTGAGACCCGGACCCTGACCGGCGAGGAATACACCCGGTACGCCAAGACCATGGGCCAGACTCGAAAGGAGCTGGTGGAGGCGGCAGTGAAGCTGCCCGCATACAAGTCCATGAGCGACAGCGAAAAGTCTGACTACATCCAGAACGTGTATAAATATGCGCGTGAGACGGCCCGTCAGCAGGTGGACCCCAAGTATGAGCCCAGCGACAAGTGGATTGAGAATGCAAAAACGTCCAAGCGGGACATCGGCGTGTCCACCGGGGAATTTCTGGCCCTGTACCAAAAGTACGGCAGCGAGAAAATGAGCGGGAAAGCCTATGAGAAGGTAAAGCAGGCGCATGATGCCGGACTTTCCCCCAAGGAGTATTTCTCCATGAAGGACAGCGCCGACGCGGACGGAAACGGCAGGGTCAGCAAGGCGGAGGCCAGCGCCGCCCTTGCCGGTCAGGAGCACCGGGCGGATCTGTGGGACATTATCTGCACCACCAACGCCAAGAACCCCTATAAGTAAGAAAACACCCTCGCCGTCTGGCGGGGGTGTTTTGTTTGGTTTCTACATCATGGACAGGAGCGTTTTCACATGGGCGGCGCGGTCCAGCATCCGCTCACGCACCCAGTCCCAGACGGCCTGCTCGGCTTCCGTGGGATGGTGACCGGCGTCCTTCGCCTTTTCGATGTGGCGGGCGGCCATCTCATAGAGCCGATTGGCATGACCCAGCTCCTGACGGCTGAGGTCGGCGTAAGTGCTGGCGTCCTCCGGGTCCTCGGCGTGCTTGACAGCCTCCCGGGCGTACTTCTCGGCATCGTCCAGCTCTTCCCGGATGCCTTCGGCAAAGTATCTGATCTCGTGCATAAAATCCTCCTAACTCTGCTTGATGAGGGTGTAGAGCTTGTCCACATCCGTTTCATTCAGCGTGACGTTCCCAATCAGGGGGATATTGGTAGTGACGGGGCCTTTGGCGGCTTCGGTTTTCAGGCAGGCGTAGATCTTGTCCAGATCGACGTTCCCCGCCTCGTCAAAGACACCGAGGGCCTTCACGGCGGGATGCTCCCGGAGGGCGGAAAGGCTGGCGTCCAGATTGCCAAGGGCCATAGCAGCCCCGGCACCGACGGCCCATTTCTGCCAGCCGGTGAGCTTGCCGGTAAATTCCTCATCTACATAGCGGGCAGCGCCCTGCTTGATCTGTTCTAATGTTACCATAGATTCCTCCAATGACGGGAGAGAGGGGCGCTATGCCCCTCTCTTTTTCCCTCTTCGTCTCTTAGCGGCCGCAGTTGCAGTCACAGGTGGAAACGGGGAGGGGGTTATAGGTGGACTGGGGCGTGGTGCCGGTGCCGGTGGTGATGTCCGCGACCATTTTGGGGTAAAAGGTGGCGTTAGTGTAGGTGACAATGGTATTGTCAGCGCACTTCCGCTCGTCCCGCTCCCGGGAAATGGCCCCGCACAGCTCGTTCTTGCAGCAGTCCATACGCTCCTGCAACAGCTGGAAGCTGTCCTTGGTGGCCTGATTATTGACCGCCTGAGAAGCCAGCGCACCATGCACCTCGCCCAGCTTGCCGTCGATGTACTTGTACATCTCCAACATCTTCTGGTCCTGGTAGGTGTTGGCATCCCGCAGGGCAATGTCGCTGCGGAGCTTGGCGTTCTCCTGCACCATGGACAGCTCGTAGCGGTTGACCGTGTGGTTCTCGCTGCATCCGGCCTCCGCCGCCATACCAGCGGCAAAGGGGATGACGCGATTGCCCAGCAGCATCCCGCCAAGACCGCCCAGAGAGTTCAGGACGCCCAGAGACAGACCGGCAATGCCGGTGCCGAGAGCAGTGCCTGCGACGCCCTTGCTTGCAAATTCAGCCATAGAGAGATTCCTCCTTCTCTAAAAATACACCTCCTGTTTCCGCGCGAAAAACAAGCGGTGTTCTATGGTTACCGTACCACAGGACACCGCTTGTCATGGCTTATGGATGTTTTTTGTTTGGGCGGGATATGCCCGCTTTATCACGGATGGAACGCAGACAGGAGGTAACGGAGGATCTGGACAAGTACAGCTCTGCTGCCGCATCCTCGATCGCCCAGCCGCGGCGGCAAACCAGATTGAACACGCGCCGCTCCCGGTCGGTGAGATAGCGGCACTGCTCCATTTTCTTGAGCTGCTGGACGGTGTATCGGTATTTCATAATGGGCCTCCTTTATGAAGTGCCCCTCCCCTTTGATCTACCGATGCAGGGGTTCAGGACCCCTGCGCATCTATCATGGCTAACAGCTTTTCCAGATCGTAAAAATTCCGGGGGTCCAGCCCGGTTTCCCGCTGAATGAGCCGAAAGCGGTAGCGGATGGAGTTGTAGTGCAGGTAAACCGCGCCGCCGGTCTTTTTCATGCTCATGTTGTTCTCCGCATAGGCTTTCAGAAGTTTTCTGTCCCGATCCTCCATAGCTTACCTCCTTTTGTTGCGTGGGGCGGCTGGCGATCAGCCATCCGCACTGGGTTTTCGCTCGCCGATGCTGCAAAAGCCATCTGCGCACATCGTTTCAAATGATTTCATACATTTGCCTTTCGGGCCGTCATCTGCCCCATAAGTATCGGGGTCATCATCCCAGTGTACACAGTCCTCGCACCGCACCACCGGGGCCACGTCGGCAGCGGGCACTTTTTGCAATTTATCAAGCAACCGGCTTACCCGCATCACGGGCGCCATGCACGCCTCGCTTACCCACTCATTCGCAGCTTTCACCGCCGTTTCCCGTTTAATGTATTCAGCCATTGCCAGCACCTCCGTCCATTTTCGCACCGCAGTTAGGGCAATAGTGGGTATATTTAGCGATCAGATTATATCCCCGTTTGCACTCTGGGCAGATAATAATTCCGCTCCCATCTTCAATCCACTGTGCATGCACCACCGGGGCCACGTCGGAAGGACGCACAGGGTTCACTTTTTTTCCTTCTGCAATACAGGTCAATGCCGCAAGGATACGGTCGCCATGATAATAACTATGTCCTGCAATAACTCTGTAAATGTCATGAAGTGATACTACCTTAGCAGCAGGAATGCCGTAGAAATTCTCTGCCAAATCGTTATAGGCGTCTGCATAGATTCCGCTCTCTCCGCCAAGATCTTCAAACGCTTTTTGACATTCTTCCGATTGCTCACGGATATAAGCAATCGCCGCCTCCCGCTTAATGTATTCAGCCATCTTCATCCCCTCCAAATTCCGCCTCGTACTGTTTCGGCGTGATAATCTCGATGTCCTTTGCGGAATAGCCCAAGACAGAAAGGCACATCAGCTCCGCCAGTTTGTCTTTGTCAAGGGCCGCCGCAGCGTCCTCATAGGATACGCCGGGTTTTGCCTCAAAGCTGATTTGAGCGCCAAACGCCCCAGCCACTCTAAAGCAGATTTTATATTCAGCCATTGTCAGCACCTCCGTCATGCACCGTTGTGTATTTCCAAATCAATGTGTTCAGCTTTCTCAGCCCCTCCATGGTGATTAGGTCCTGCGCGCACATCTCGTCCCGCAGGCGTTCCAGTGCTTCGATTGGGGCCACGTCGGCGGCTGCTGGCGAGGCAACAATCTCCATTGCCATGGCACCGTCGGAACCGTCCACCCATTTCGCCGCCATCACCGCTCTTACGGCAGTTTCCCGTTTAATGTATTCAGCCATGGTCAGCCCTCCCATAAAACGCTTCTAAGTCATCCTGTGCCTTGTCCACGAAATCAGGGCAAACTACGCACTCCGGCAAATGGGCATCCGTCATGGGGTCAACCCATCCGAGGCAGTAGATACGGTCTTTCTTGCCGTCGTTCCATTCGTGGGACGGACGCCCTCTCTTGCCAAACGCACACTTAACCGTTGCCATCCTTCATCTCCTCCAATGCTTTCCCCGCCTCTTCGCGGGTGAGAAACACAGTCTTGCCGATTTCATCAACCGGTACGCCGAAAATGGATTTATCAACAAACCCGGCTACAATATCCCATTCAATGAATGTACAAAACAATTCCACGCGAATTGCCTTTACTCGGTATTCGCTTATGGTTTTTCGACTTGTAACCTCATACAACGTATCTCCCGCCTTGCACGGCGGTACCACCAGCCGCCCGTCTCTGTCGGCTTTTACCAACTGGCGGAACCTGTCCAGTGCCTCACTGGCTTTTTGGTTTCCAATTAAATCCTGAAAAAACACAACAAAAGATTGAAACGCTTCTGGCGTCATGCCCGTGTCTAAATACTGACGCAGCAGCGGGCAGTGCGCCGCCTGGACCGCCGTGCAGAACCCGCCGACCGCAGTACAGTTCCCGTTATCCTCATGCCTAAAGCGGCAACGCAGGCAATTAACATTTCCCATCACATTTCCTCCTCCACCGGCATCCGTTACAGGCCCCCTCATGGGCCAGCGTGTAATTTCCGCATTTCAGGCACAGTTCGTTCCGCAGCGCGTCAATCTCTTTCGCCCGCGCTTCGATCAAGTCAGCGGCTCCCGCCAGATCGTCGACCAGTGTGATCGGCGTTTCCCACTGGTTCCCCTCCGCCCATTCCGCGTGCTCACGCAGCGCATTCACGAGGTTTGTATCTCTCATAATTCATCCCCCAATCTCCAATCATCGTCCCGCACCTGAAACGCATCCCCCAACTGCACCGTCTCCGGGTAATTGTGCTGTGTGGTTTGGATGGCGTACTTGTCGATTTCGGTTGCATAGTAGGCGGTGATCGCCGCGCCCAGCTTGTCCAGCGCGATATGGCCGCAGCTCATGCCGTCGTACATGGAAAGCACTTCCACCGGTTCCTCCGTCAGCCCGGTAAAGTGGCTCATGATATGCGCGATCACATCCACCGTCCAGCCGTTGCCCAGCATCTTGTAGGCTTGGCTGTTGCTAACCGGGAAAACATACTCCTCCGGCACGGTCTGGAGGTGTTTACATTCCGTCACGGTCAGCTTGCGAATGATGTAAAATCCGTCTGCCAGTTTAATGGGGTATGTCTTTCCTTTGATGGTAATCCGCCCGCCGTGAACCTCGTAAACTGGGATTTCTTTTCCGCCTGCCGCCTTAATTACAAACCGCCCTTTTCCGTCCGGGATAACGGGCACGGCATAAAGCCCGGTTTTTGCCCCTACGCCGCCACCCTGTCCGCACAGGGTTACGCTTTTTGCGTCCGGGCTGTAAACACGGTATTGCTGGCTGTCAAAAGTCTGGTTCTTTGCGTCGTTCTCAATGGTTCCGATCCTCACCGGCTCCACCAGAACGTTATACGGGACGCCCTTGTGGGTGTTCGCCGTCACGCAGGCACTTTTTTCCTGCGTTGCGTCGTGGAAATAATCGAAATCAAAATGGTTCCGCCCGTCCTTGGTTTCGCGCACCATATAATCCATTTCTTTTTCAGTCAGCGGCTTAATGGCAACAGGTTCCACCGCACCATTCCGCTGGTGTCTGGAAACCATGTTGTCCGCCGTGGTTCCGCCGGTTGTGGACAGCAGAGCATACCCTTTTTCTTTCCAGCAGACACCACTTTCCAGAATGTCGCGCAGGAGGATCCCACGGTCCACCGGCTGCTCCACTGCCACTTGGCTGTATGTGCCGTCCGGGTTTCGTCTGCCCACCCAATACAGGCGCTGGCGGTTTTGTGCGCTCACCAGGGCGCTGTTAATCAGGACAGGCTCCACGCCTAACTCCGCCGTGATCTGCGCCCGGATAGCGGGCGACATACTTTTATTGTTTTCGTACAGGAAAAAATCCGGCTGGTATTTATCCCGTGCAATACGGTAATTTAAGAACAGTTCCCAGCCGATGCCGCTGGCCTCTGTCTCGCGGTTCTTCGTCTGAGCGATGCTCCAATGTGTGCAGGGACTTCCGCCGATCAATAGTTTCATACGTCCTCCGCTTCCGCAAGCCAGAACGCCCTTCGGCACTCCGAGCATGTGTGCCCTGCGCACTCTGGCACCTTTTTCCCGAAAATGTGACAGGGATTGATGTATAGACATTCCGCCTGGTCAACATTCGCCTCCGGAAACAGCTTCAAGAACTCGCTCTGGCGGGTTTTGGCGGGGTGCTCCTTTGCCCACTGTTTCGAAATAGCAACGGCCTCCTCCGGGTGGGTCTCTATCCAGACTGTGCAGGAGGTCACAAAGCCGCAAAGGCGTTTGCCAAACTCGCAATTTGTGCAGTGACGATCACACATTCTGTGCAATGTTTTCAAAAACTCCACAGCATCCATCATTTTTCCTCCTCAATGGTGACCTCCACGCGGGAGGCACCAGTCGTCTGGTACTTCCGCACCGTCAGAGACGATACGGCGCTGTCATCGTTGTAGGCGTGGCCGTTCAACGCGTCCAGAATGGCCTTCGCCACGTTGTCAGCGTCAGGGCGCTTGGTGTGGGGCGTACCGTCCATCGCAGCGGCCTTTTTCTTCGACACGCTTTTCGGCACCGTGAAGAACGCCGTGACGGTGGCCCTGAGCGGGATGCCGTCCGCAAAGCCTTTTCCGCTCTGGCACTGCCAGCACTGGACTACCTTGTCCTCATAGTCCCGGGTCTTTTGCGGGGTATGCGCGTGGCCGTCCTTCGTAAACCGTGGACGGCCCTTGCCCACCGGAATACCGGGGACTGTGAATGTAACCTTCATCGCTTTTCTTCCTTTCCGTCAATAATGACGCTGACCACGCGGACGCGGCCCAGCGGCTCCAGCAGCATGGCAGCGGTCTCTTTCGTCACAAATACGTCTAAATCTTCGTGGATGTCGATGACAATCCGGGTCATAGCGTGGCCTCCTTGATGAACTTCGGGCAGGCGGTGATACGGTAGGTATCAATGACCTTGAAGCCGGTCTCACCGTAATTCTGAATGCGGCGGGAGGGGGAAGCAGACCATCCGGGAACGGGCCGGAAGCTGCGGGACCACTCACAGCCGCCGCAGGCGTTGGCACAGTCCCAGCAGAGCTGGTCCGGGGCGGTGCGGTAACAGCTCTCCAGCGTAAACGAAGCAGCCATTAAACACCTCGCATATCTGCCAGAGCGCACCATTCGGCATAGGTCATCCCCTGCTTCTTCGCTTCGGAGGGGGTAGGGATACCGGCCTCGTGCCAGCGCTCGTGCTGTTCGCCTGCCTTGGCGTAGAATTTTTCCAGATAGGCGTCGGACGGCTCCGGCATGGGGGTCTCCTTCGCCTTTGGCTTCTCCGGCTTTGGCAAGAGGGCCGCCAGCTCATACACATCCGGGTAAAACCGGTTTTCCCGTGCCCGGACAATGACCGCCTGTTTCACGTCCTCGTAGTCCCATGGGGCCAAAACCAGTGTCCATGCCTCTAAGTCTGCGGCGGTGCGGGACTGCTGCTTCGCGTTGGGGTAGATTGTTTCGATCAGGCTGAACAAGCGCCGGGTATCCTGTTTCTCCATGTTCTTCTCCTGTAAGACTTCCGTAGAAGTCCCTAATAGCTTCTTAATAGCTTCTTTTAGCTGCTGCAGCAGCAGCTAAGAGAGATAAATATATATAATCTTTTCTTCTTAGGGGGGTGTGGGGGGACGTTCTTCTTTTCTCTGCGGCTGCCGCGGGCGTCGGTGATCGTGCTGCGGCTTGCTTGCATCCGCCCGTCATCACTCTTTAGACACACACGGAAACGTTGTTAAAAGGGAAGCTCCCCGTCATCCTGAATTTCTTCAAATCCTCCGCTGCTGTTCATGGGCGGGGCGGCGGCGGTACGGACGTCGATGCGCTGAGCACCCACAGAGGCCCAATCCGCGATGAAGTTGATATAGGTCTTGCCCTCGTAGTCATGGGGTTCTACGCGGCCCACAGCGATGATTGGATCGCCCTTGGAGGCGCTGGCGACTACGCGGCCCATGGAGCCGTAGCCCTTGACGGTCATCCAGACGGTGGTGCCGTCAGGCTTGTTATAGGCCGGGACGGAGACGGAACCGATGACGGTACCTTTTTTGGAGGTAAAGATCTGGGCGTCCTTGGCGCAGCGGCCACAGATCAGGCCGGTTTTCTGCGGGACGCCCTCCCGGTTGCAGTCCGGTAAGCCGTTGATAAACATCAGGCATTCTCCTTCGGTTCCAGCGCGTCCAGCAGGGCGTCAAAGTCCTTGCTGAGGACCTTGCTGGCGCTGTCATAGCCGTGGTCCTTCAGAAGTGCCTTGGCCTCGCCCTTGGCGAGACCGTGGTTAGAGCAGACTTTATAGAAGAACTTGATCTGATTGGCGGTAATGGGGGCCTCCGGGTCCTTGCTCTTGAAATAAACCTCGGCGTATTCCGGGTCGCTCTCCATGTCCTGCGTGAAGCTGTCCGACATACAGCCAAGGGACAGGGCGGCAGACACCAGCGCCCGCTTCTGGGCCATTTTGACGGCACTGTTGGCCCCATCATAGGGGGACTGGCTGCCGGTGCGGCCCTCTCTGGTGTTGCCGGAGCCGTAAGCCGAGGTAATGACATATTCCGTGCCGTTGACGATCTTCACAAGGTCGCAGCGGACAAGGAAATAAAAAAAGCCGTGTTCCGTGTCCTCAATGCGGCTCTCGATGGTGTAGCGTTGGCAGAGACCGTATGCCACGGCTACCTTTTCCGCGCCGGACTTAAAGAGGGTGGGGGTCTTGCTCATGGCCTCGCCATTCTTCTTTCGGATCATGCCGAAGTCCACGCCCCGGCGGAGGGTGGCGGGAGCGCCGCCGCAGACGGCAATGGAATAGTTCCCGGTGCGGGGGATGGGGGCAACCGCCAGCGGGGCGGCATCGTAGTTGTAAAGGGTCAGTTCGTTCATGTGCGGTTCTTCCTTTCTGTGGCTTTATGGAGGGTGCGGCAGGCGTTTACCAAATTTGAATTTGGTTCTACATGGCGAAGCTCATAAGTGCCATCCTTAGAGAGTTTCAAGGCATAGAGCGATTGAATTTTCCCGTAACCGCAGCGCGGGTCCCACGAGAAAATCATCTTGTAGGCGGTGAGTTGGGCGGAGAGGGCGGCGTCATGGAGCTGGCCGGTCTTAATGTCCAGAATTGCGGGGGCATTATGGATGATGCCAAAGCGGTCCATGGTTCCGGCCATTTTCATATTCCAGTCCGCTATGGGACATTCAATCAGTTTCCATTCCGGTTTCCAGTCCTTGAGAAACCGGCGGTATGCTTTCAAATATCCAGCAATCTCCGGGGTCTCCTCCGGTTCCTCGCCGTAGTCGATGAGGGCGCAGGCTTCGTGTACAGCGGTTCCCCGGCGGGCGGCAGCCTCCGCCAGCCACGGACGGTCGGACTTGTAATCATAGGCGCAGAAGCGGGTGACTTCGGTTACGCTGGGAAGCTGGATGCCGTCAAGGGTGTAGGTGTGGGTGGCCTCGTCAAATGTCAGCATTGGGCCCCTCCGTATACAGGACCGGGATGCCAAGCGCATCGGCAAACAGGTCCATATTGGTATCGAGTTCGTTCAGCAGGTAATCTTTAAAGCAAAGTGGGCAGTACAGCTCGCCGTTCGGAAGCTGGAACATCCGGTCGCAGTCATCCTCTGCGGCGGGGTTCATCGGATGGTCGCAGTGGGCACAAATGGGATAGGTTTTTCTGGTCATAGTTGGGTCTCCCTCCAGACACGGACCGCATGGGCGATGTCCGTATATTTTTTCGTGCGGTAGCCGCAGGAATCGCAGAGGACGAAAAACAGATCCTCTTTGCCGGGGGCTACCATCCGTTTCCCGCCATACATATGGCACCGGGGGCAGGGCGGTAATTCTGCCATCCGGCCGTGGCGCCTGCGCATCAGACCACGCCCAGCATGTGGGCCAGCACCATGAGCAGAAAGCCGAGGAAGCAGCCGAAGGAGATCCGGGCGGAGAAGTCGGCCCGGTCCCGGCGGCGCTCCTCCCGCGTGCGGCTATCTCTTTTCATGGCGGGGCCTCCTCTCGATCATGTCTACAATTTTGAAAGGCCACGCGGCGGCGGTGGCCGCGCCGATCAGAACGAAAACGAATGTTGTGGTATCCATAGTCAAACCTCCTCAAAGTGGTAGCACTGGCGCAGGCCGTTCTCAAAGGTGACCAGAAACCAGCGGTGCGGGATGTTGATGTAAGTGATGGTGCCGGTTTTCAGGCGGGGATGGTCATCCTCAATTTGAAACGGCCATGTTCCCCGTGTGCCCAGTGACGGGCGGTGGGGTGTTTCCGGGGCCTGACGGCTGCGGGTGATGCTGTTGTAGCTGCTCATTTTTTACCTCCACAGAGTTGCCGGGCGAAGGTGGCGGCGGAGATGTAGCCGCCCTTCTGCAAAGGGAAATGACGCTGAATGGTGCGCAGATCTTTCATGCCGGTGAATTTCCGAATGTCAGATAGGTTCAGAAGCTGTCGCCCGCCGGTAAAGGCGAGGATTTGTTCCAGATTGTCTCGATATGCGGGATGTTCCATAAGGGTCCTCCTTTTTGGGTATTGTCGTGATTGCTGATTGCAAGTTGGTGTGAATTGGTGTATGTTTGGGGGTAAGGGGGGGATATGCGGTGCAGAGGGAATTTGAAGAATACGCCAAAGCGTTGGCGGATGCTTCACGGAAACAGCAGCAGGCCGAGGAAGTGGCCGAGAAGAAAGCCGAAGAGGAACGTGAGCGCCGATTTCAGAAGAAGATTGCGATAGCACAGGTGCTTGTACCGCTTATAACGTTCATCCTTGGCGTCCTTGCGGAGCACTTTTCCGGCATTGCCGAGATCATTTTGAGAATTTTGCATAAATAACACCTCAGGAGGGATTGAAATGGAACCATCGGAAAGAAATAAACGAATTATTGCGATTGCAACGGGGATGTTTTGGTTTTCCATTGTGGGGTGGGTATTGCTGGAAAGCCGGCCAGCCGGCCCATTTGGATTTCATTGGCTTCGTAGCGGCACTACAGGCGAACAACTTCCGTTAATTGCAAACATCGTCCTTTACGGTATCGCCTGGGCGTTTTTCTCTATAATCCCGTCTGCGTGGGTATTTTTATTTGCGTTAGGTGTTTATTCTTTTATTCATAGGAAAGACGAAAAATTTCACCAAAGGCATTACTACCCGCCGTATGAAGAAGAAGTGCACTATGGAGGGAAATTATCATTTGCTCTCGTGTACGCCACAACATTGCTGTTACTTCTTCTTCACATTACAAACATGGTTGAGATAAAGTTTCCGTGGTTCGATTAAATCTTACTTTCTGGGTATAAAAATATTGTCCATGGGGACGCCGTAAAGATCGCAGAGGGAAAGCAGCTTGTCCGCCGGGGGAAATCGCTTGCCGGTCTCCCAATTATAAATCGTGCGGCTGCTGACCCCAATGGATCTTGCGGCGTCTGTCTGCTTCATTCCACGGTTTACGCGGGCGGCGCGGAGGGTAACTTGAAAGCTCATAGCGTGAACTCCTTTCGTTCGATTTAATCTAACATTATAATACCACCGGCGAAAAGGGATGTCAAGCAAAAAGTTAGGCTAAAACGAAAAATAGTTCTTGCAATTCGATTTAAGATGACTTACAATGGATTTAACAACAAAGGGGGTGAAACCAATGGGGCAAGAAGAAATCTGTGCAGTCTTTGCGCGGAATCTAAATAAATTGATGGCACAGGAGAACCTGAAACAAAGCGATCTCGTATTAAAATTGAACGTGTCGAAAGCGCAGGTGTCAGATTGGTGCGCCGGGAAGAATATTCCCAGATCGAACTATCTGGCCGCAATCGTAGATCTGTTTGGCTGCCAGCTTTCGGATCTTATGAGCGAAAAACAGCCCGCCCCCACGAATGAGGGCGAGCTGAACGCAGAAGATAAAAGACTGCTCACGATGATCCACAATCTTTCTCCGGAGAATCGGGCGCGGATCGTTGCGATAATAGAAGCTCTTGCAGGGCTTGAATAACAAGCGCCTGCTTTTCCGGGGACAGGGATCGCAATGCCAACAGGATTTCGAGGTCTGTCATGGGATGCTCCTTTCTGTTTGAAACCCCGGCCCGCCGAAGCGGGACCGGGGAAAGGGGAGGGGCCTGAGGATAGAATAGCACAGCGGCGGAATGGATTTGAGGACATTTTGTCGAAAGAAAATAAAAAGCCGTCTGAGCGCTGGAACACTCAGACGGCAAACGATACCACCAATCAGCAATCACGACAAAGCCCAAAGGAGGATCACTCACAGTATAGCACGATCCCCCTGGGTATGCAACAGGAGGAAAGGCAAAAATGGCAAAGAAAAGCAAATATGGCGTCCGAAAGGACGGGCTGCACGAGGCAATCCGCACCATCAACGGCAAGCGGGTGGCCTTTCGCGGCAAGACAGATCGAGAGATCGACCGCAAAATCTTAGAGTACCAGATGGAGGCGGAGAAGGGCCGGAATTTCCCGGTGATCGCGGACGAGTGGGAGCGAGAACACGAGAGCGAGATCTCCGAATCATCCCGGCGGGTATACAGCGACGCCGTGAAGCGGCTGAAAGAAGCGTTTCCGGGGCGGGCGGCGGAGATCGAGCCGGTGGACGTGAAGAACTACATCAAGCGATTTGAGGCCCAAGGCCGCAGCGCCAACAGTGTCGGCATTGAGCTGGCGGTCTGCCGGATGATCTTCGCCCATGCCGTCATCAAGGGAGACATCAGGATCAGTCCGGCGGCGGAGGTCAAGCGGAGCCGGGGCCTTCCCTGCAAAAAGCGGGAAGCACTGACGGAGGAACAGGAGGAGGCCGTGAAAGCGGCGGGGCTGACAAAGGCGGCCCGTTGGTGGCTGTTCGGGTATCTGCTGTTGTACACCGGATGCCGCCGGGGTGAGGCGCTGGCGCTGACCTACAAGGACATTGACCGCCGCGCCGGTGTGATCCACGTCAACAAAAAAGTCAGCTACGCAACCGGCAAGCCGGTGTTGGAAAATCACCTGAAGTCGGAGAACGGTCTGCGGGATATTCCTTTGCTGCCCCCTCTGGCGGCGGCGCTGCCGAAAAATCGGATCGGGCTTCTGTTCCCCGGTGATGATGGGGGCTATATGCGGCCCCATGAGATCACGCGGGAGTGGCGGCACTACTGCCGGGGCATTGGTCTAAATCAGATCCAGCAGGGCGAAAACGGCGAGACGTTGGAGACGTTCCCCATCACGCCGCACTGCTTCCGGCACAGCTTCGCAACGATCTGTTATGAGGCGGGGCTGGACCCCAGACAGGCGGCTGGGCTGCTGGGCGATACGCCGGAAGTGGTGGAAGCGGTTTACACCCATCTGCGGCAGGACCGAAAGCAGACGGCAGCAGAGAAGCTGACGGCGTATTTTGAGGGGGTGGACACCAATGCGCTGTGATATTACTGGTCAGCGGTTCGGCAAACTTATGGTAGAGCGGTTCATTGGGGCCGATGCTTCGGGGCGGGCCTTCTGGCAGTGCAAATGCGACTGCGGGCGAACCTGCGAAAAGCGAGGTACAGACCTCCGGACGGGCCGCGTGAAGTCCTGCGGGCGGTGTAGGGTTAGGAAGAAAGACCCTTACAGCCGGACACGGCTTTACTGGGTGTGGCACTCCATGAAAAGCCGGTGCACCAATCCCACTTGCACAGGCTATCAGAGTTACGGTGGGCGGGGGATTTCTGTTTGCCGGGAGTGGATGGATAGTTTCACAGCGTTTCGGAAATGGGCTTTTGCGGCAGGATATGACGAGGCAGCGCCGCGCGGCCAATACACACTTGACCGGATCGACGTCGACGGAGACTATTGCCCGGAGAATTGCCGCTGGGCCGATATGCTGACGCAGGCAAATAACAAGTCACCAAGAACCGCAGCTGCACGAGATGAACGGTTTTACAACAAGGTTTTGATTCACATTTACGGAGATATGAGCCACTGCAATTTTGACTTGACATCTCCGGGCGATTACGAAACGGCGAAAAGCTGTGAAGCCGAGGGAAATGGCGATCCGGCGGGCCACCGGTAAAGGTCCCATGAGAAAGTGGTGGGACCCGTTGAGGCGCAACGGATTGAGGGCCACTGTGTACTGTGTATGTATATCCCCATTTTCCCACTGTGTACTGTGTATGTACTATGAAGGTCGGGGCATGATTTATGCAACATCATGTGACACTATCGGGCAAAGCCTAAAGAAGCCGAAGACGTTGAAAATAAAGGCTTTGATGGTACAAAGTGTCAACGAGTGGAATTTAGAGAAAATTGTGAAAATTTAATACTTTTATAACACTTTTTGAGGAATGGCAAGGGATTGGCAGCTATACTGTGAATGTTCTGTGAAGCGCAGAGAAAATGGCATAAAAAATCAGCGGCTCGGATGGCTCCGGGCCGCTGATTTTTTTCGGCTGTCATATGCTCAACATGGCGGCACCGTTAACGATGATCTGTGCCTCATCTGGGTGGACATCATTCCATGCATCCTTGAACGTCCACGCGTTGAAACGGAAATCCGGCAGACTGGGAAAGGGGATCAGCTCGCCCAACTCGCTTAGCACGTTACACACGGCCAGCGCGGACGCGCGGGAGATCGGGAGAAAATACAAGCGCTGGATCTCGCGCATGATGGCGTTGTGTGCGTCCTGTTCCGGGGTGGTGGACATTAGTGGGGTCGGAAATGCAAGGGTGTCCGCCTCCGGCTCTGCATGCTTGCGCTCCACCTCCGCCACGATGTCGGCAGTGTTTCCGCCCAGCATATACAGGTAGCCACTCGCAGCGGCGCCATATTGGGCCTTGTAGCTGTCCATCAGATTAGCCATTGTTCCGGGCCTCCTCTCTGTGATTTCTCAAGTATTTTTCGGCCTGCTCCGCCATGTGGGAGCAGCGCCAGCCCTCCGGGGTGGTTAGCCCGCAGTTGCCGCAGTTACCGCAGCGGCGGTACTCGCCCAGAATTGCGGCGGCGTGGGCCGCGTCTCGGATATAGTAGTTTGCCATGGCGATCAGTCCTTTCTCCGGCGGGGGCCGGTCTGTAAATTGATGGTAACATGGGCCGCATTGATTGTCAACGCTCCCAACTGCGCTTGTCGGTGTCCTGCATGGTCTCAATGCCGGGGCGCTGGTGCTTGAGTTCCGCGAACCGGGCGAAGGCCTTCCGGCGCTCCGTACCGAAATATTTCTCGTCCAAAACGCGCTCCGTGGTGCCGTCCTCGTAGGTGCGGACGATCCGCACAAAGTAGATCACCGGCTTGCCCCTGTAACCGGGGTCACGGGTCAGCTCCAGCCGGTCACGGTAGGCGGCAGTCGCAAGGGCGGCGTATCGCTCCGCCAGGGCTGCGCGGTACTCGGTCAGTTGGTCGATCAGCTCGTTACACCGGGCAATGACACGGGCGGCGCTGTCATCGTTGGCTTTGATGCGGTCAGCGGTCAGGGTGTCGGGCCGGAGCAGATAGGCGGTCAGCCGGATTTCAGCCTCGCTGCTGGGCCTGCCGTAGCGCTGGAATAGGTCAAGATAGCTCATATATGGGTCCCTTCTGCCCTCGTTACCTCCGGGGCGGAGTGGTGGTGTTAGTGGATAGCGTGGAGGCATTCCCAGAGGTCACCGACGGCGGAAACGGTCAGGCCCATTTCGGCGGCGGCGCGGCGGGCGGCGTCCTCCGTGCGGAAGGCAACGCCGGGAAGAAGGGGAACGGATCCGGAAGCGGTGAAGTCTTTCAGGGCGTAGCGGGTGCGCTTGCCGGTGCCGATGATTTCAATAGCGGTCATAGTTCATTCTCCTTTCTGGTGGTGGCGCGCCCCGGTCAAGCCGGGAGCGCGTCGGAGGTGGCAGCGGAGCGGGTAAAGGTGGTGCTGCCGTACTTGCTGCGGATCTCGGCCATGGTCTTGGTGCCCTTGTGCCAGCGCTGGTCTTCCTCGGCGAAATGCCAACTCCATAGCTTCTTAGTGGAGGACCAGCGGCACCCGGCAGCCTTCAGGGCTTCCTTGTGCTCCTTGGTGTTGCCGCCGATCCAGAGCCAGCGGCCGCATAACTCGATTTCGAGGCCGTCCAGCTTCAGCAGAGCCGCGATGATGGCGATGAAGTCGCCGGCGCTCTCGGTGGTGGCGTGGGTCCGTCCGGTGGTGTCCTCGGCGGCCTGCTCGTTCTGGCTGCGCTTCAGGACTTCAAACCGGGCGGAATACTCGGCGTTGATGGCCTGCATGGTGGCGGTGTCTCCGCCCATGTCTGGGTGGTTCTTCATGGCGGCGGCTTTGTAAGCCTTCTTCAGTTCGTCGAGGTTCTTGCAGTTGATGAAGTAAGTAGTCATTGTGTGATCCTCCTAAAAATTTTTTTCGTGATTGCGGTTGGTGGGTTAGCGGGTGGGGCGAGAACCTTTGTCATCCTGCTCCCAGATCTCGACGGTGTAACCGCGCTGCTTGAGCTGTTGTGCGAGGGCCTGCGCTGCATCAATGGTGCTGCGGTAGCTGATGGCGGGGTTAGTCTTGCAATAGATAATCATGTATTTCATGGTGTTGTCCTTTCCGGCCTGTCGGCCTGTGGCGTTGTCGTGATCGCTTTTGATGGCCTAATCATACGTCATTTCCATGACGCTGTCAAGCAGGCAAAATTAACAATCATTGCCATGACTTTTTGTGCAATTTTGTCATGGACATGATTTGCGGCGATTTTGTATAATGTAGCACGAGGAAGGCGGTGAAATAATGGAGGAAAGAAAGCCAGATCGGCGGAATATATGGCAGAAAGAAAATCAAGAGCGCATCGTGGTAATGACGAGTAAGACAGAGCCGCCAACTAAGGCCCAGATCAGAGCGGCAGCAGCAGCGGCAGGCCAGAGCGTCAACGCTTGGATTATTGAGGCCATCCGGGACAAGCTGTAACGAGAGCGAGAGCGTCGAGGGATAACACCCCCGGCGCTTTTCTCTTTGTGTGGGGCGGGGCGGCGGCAGCAGCAGCGGCAGAGGGAGAGAGGGAGAAGGAGGGGGGGACTATAGGGGGGAGAATAAGAGAGTGAGAGTGTTACAAGCGTCTAATAAGCGTTAGATGCTTAGTATTAGCGTCTAATACTTAGCACACCCCCCAAAGAGATATATATATTCTCTGGGTATAGATATATATACTTGCTTCTACTGGGAGAGTAGCGAAAGAGGGAGACGCGGCGAATAAAAAACGCGAGAGAACGAGGAAACACGAGAAACCATGAGAAAACGAGAGCAAAGCGGAGTATTTGCGAGGTATTCGAAGCTATTGCAAGGTAGACCGTGAATGGGGCGGTGGGCTGGTGGTGGGCTGGTGGATGGCGGCGGCTGATGGGGGGCAATTCGGCGGGGGCAATTCTCTTTTCCGGTGAGATTTAAGGGGTCGTTAAATATTTTCGTTGCGGCTGCTGGGCTTCGGCTGCTGCTGTGTCGTTTCTGTGCAGTTTCTCTCCCGGTCGGGTCTATTCCGGTTACGGCTCCGGCTGGGAGGCTGATGCCATGAGACAGGGCCGGGGCTTCACCGGCTGGGGGTCAGGGGGCCAGAGGTAGAGCCGGGATGGTAGGGGGTTAGGGGGTAGCGGAAAAAGAGGGGGGGTGTCTCTTCCTCGTGGTATAGGGCTATATACACACATCCCCTCTCCCCTTTCCGAGAACCGGCGTGGCAGTGTCTGGGGCAGTGTTGGTGTGCCCTCTGGGGGGGTGGCGGAAAAAGGGGGCGGGGGATTTTATGTAGAACATTACGAAAATAACTGAAACCTATTGTATTCGCTTGATGAAATATGCTTGAATGAAGTTGGCGGAAGAGGTTTCCACCTGCCTCCTATGTCAGACGCCAGTTTTCACTTTCCTTTCCTGTTGCCCGGTGGGTCCGACCAGCCCACCGGAGCATGGTTTCGTAGCTCAGTCGGAAGAGCAGCGGACTTCGTGAGCCGATATGTCGCAGGTTCGATCCCTGCCGAAACCACCAGAATTTTTTGTGAGAGGGGGCCGGGAGCATGGCCAAAACAGCATCGAACCACAGCAAGGCACACATGGACGATATGAACAAGAAGGCCGCCGCGGCCCACAAGAAGCAGACGATTGAGAGGATCAAGGCGTTCCTGAAGCAGTCCGAGGAATACTTTGACGTGCAGGACCGGCTGGAACAGGCATACAGCGAGGCGGGTCTTGCCAATGCGATGCGATGGACGGTTCAGCGGCTTCAGGGGTATTACGACTACAACGATGGCCGGGAGGCCGATGTGGTCGAGGCACAGGTGGAAGCCTTTGAGGCGGGCAATGAGGAGATCGACGATCCCCGCTGCGTCATGAGCTACTACGTGCGGCTTGCGTACCAGCGCATCCAGGAGCAGATCGACACCAGCCCCATCTACCAGGAAAAGGGCATGGTGACGCGAGGCATTTTCCTGAACAAGCAGAAACGTCTGGGCGGCTACCAGGACAAGCAGGAGACCCGTCAAGACATCAGCGTGAACGTGACCTTCGGGGACGGCGTGGACGCAAGCGACTTCAAGTGAGGAGGCGGCAAGGTGAACGGCCTGATTTTGGTTTTATCCCTGATCTGCGGCGCGGCCAGTATAGGCGCTGCCGTATGCGCAGTGCTGATTTTGCGGCTGCTGCGGGAGATCAAAGCCCCCTCCCCCACGGAACCGGAGAAGCCGGAGACGGAAGAGCCTACGGACCGGCAGAAAAGCGTGGAACAGGGAATTGACAACCTGATGACCTACGACCTGAACACCATGAAAGCCAGCCTGAAGGGGCGGGAGGTGTGATATGGCGGTTACGGTACAGCAGATTTTTGACATCGCCATCCACCTGATGGATTCCCAGAACGAATCCACCGGTTCCACGGACACGGCGGACACCAAGGAGTACAAGCTGCGGACCGTTTCCCTGCTGAACAGCGTTTTAGACCGGGCATTTCCGTACAGCGACAACTACCGGGACGCTTTGGAGGCGGCGGGCGGCAAGCGGCCTATCTGCCCCAAGGTGGCGGATATGGCGGACGAGGTGGCGTTAGATGAGCGGATCTGCACCGGGGCGCTGCCCTACGGTCTGGCAGGTCTGCTGCTGCTGGAAGAGGACCCCAGCAGAGCCAACTTTCTATGGCAGACGTTTCTGGAACAGTTGGAACTGTGCCGCCAGAGCCTGCCCAGCGTGATCGGTGACGTGGAAAACCTGTACGGCGGCATTGAGCACGGGGAGTTTGGGGCATGGTGGTAGATGGGACGTGGGTTTACCGCTGCCCTATCTGCGGGAAAGCGCTTCAGCACATCGAACCGGGCAGCGTGATCTACAACACGCCGCTTTACTGCCGAAGATGCAAGGTGAGCCACTACCCCACCATTTTTGAGGGGCGGGAGCTGGATACAGACGTCCCCTTCCCCATCACACATATACAGACGGAGGAATGACAATGAAAATGAAAACCTACATCGGCACGAAAATCATTGAGGCAGCCCCTGCTATTCGCATGGGTGGAAAGGTCTATGACGCGAATGAGACCATTCCCAGAAGCATGAAGCTTGTGGAAGAGGGTTACAAGGTTCGCTACCAGGACGGCTACGAGAGCTTTAGCCCAAAGGCCGTGTTCGAGGAAGCGTACCGCCCCATCGACGGCATGAACTTCGGTTTGGCTATCGAGGCTATGAAGAAGGGAAAGAAATGCAGGCGGGCAGGCTGGAACGGGAAAAACCAGCACATCGAATTGGCATCAGCCATCAGCTATACGAGCCCGGAGGGCGTGATTGTCAACGCAGAACACGATGCTATCGGCAACAAAGCCATTGCTTTCTGCGGAACTTCCGGCATCCAAATGGGATGGTTGGCAAGTCAGGCGGATATGCTGGCTGATGACTGGGAGATTGTGGAATAATTCTCAAGCAAACTGAATAAACGAGAGCCCAACGAGGCCATGAGAACGGCGAAAGCCGTTTCTTGTGGTCTCGTTTTTGTTTTATCAACAAAGCCAGACCAGGCTTTGGAAATACAAAAACCGGCCAGACCAGGCCGGGGGAAGAGGCCAATATGGACGAAATTTTAAACCAGACCGCCGGTGAAGTGACTGCAAACGAGGACTCTTTTCTGGAGGACTGGGGCGGCGGCGCGGAGATGACGGCAGACCAGCCGGAGGAAACCGCAGAGCCGATGGAGACTGGCGAGGAAACGCCTGCCGAGGGCCCCAGTGAGAGCGCAGAGACGCCGTATGAGGGCACCGAGCCCCCCGCAGATGCGGAACAGGCAGCCCAGACGCAGCAGACCGAGACGGAGACCGTGGACGCACGGCCCCAGACATGGGAGCTGCGGCACATGGGCGAGGTGCGGCAGGCCAACGAAGCGGAAATGGTGGCACTGGCCCAAAAGGGCATGGACTATGACCGCGTTCGCAGCCAGTATGACGAGTTTAAGCCTGTGATGGAGATGGTCAACCGCTTCGCAAACCAGCAGGGGTTGAACACCAAGGAATACATTTCCATGCTCCGGGCGCAGGCTAAGCAGGCCGAGGGCTTAAGTGAAGCGGACGCACGGCGCTCCGTGGAGCTTGAGGACCGGGAGGCCGTTGTGGCCGCCGCAGAAGCGGAGCGGCAGGCCCAGCAGGACGCCATGGCGCAGGCCCAGAGGGCCGAGGCCGAGGCGGCAAGCCGCCGACAGGCGGACATTCAGGAATTTCAACAGACATTCCCCGAGGCAGCAAAGGACCCCAACAGCATTCCGCCTCAAGTGTGGGCGGATGTGCGGAACGGTTCCTCTTTGGTGGCAGCTTATGCACGTTTCAACAATGGACGATTAGAGCAAGAAATAGCAGACGCCAAGCGGGAGACCGCCTCCGTACAGCAGAACCAGCGGAACGCGGAGCGCTCCACCGGCAGCATGAGAAGCGCCGGGGACAGCTCCAAGACGCGGGACGATTTCGGAGATGCCTTTGACAGTGCCATGTAACGGCACTTTGCCTATGGGGAAACCGGACGAAAGAGAGGTTTTTACCTATGGCTATCAACTATGCAATCAAGTACGCAACCAAAATCGCGGAGCGCTTCAAGAAAGCCTCCATCACCGCCGATGACTGCGGCAACAGCTATTCCTGGCTGAATCCAAACAGCCGCACCATTCGCATCGGCAGCGTGAACACCGTGCCTGAGACCCAGTACACCCGCAGCGGCTCCAACCGCTTTGGCGAGGTCCATGACGTGGGTGACACCCTTCAGGAGATGACCTGCGAGATGCAGCCCGCCTTCTCCTTCACCATCGACGCGCTGGACCAGACCGATCAGGCCATCCAGAAGTCCGCGGGCAGCGCTTTGCGCCGTCAGCTGGACGAGGTGACCATCCCCGGCATGGACAAGCACCGCATCAAGAAGTGGGTCATGGGCGCGAACATCGCCGTGAAGGAGGCTACCGCCCCCACCAAGGCCACCATCGGCGGTCTCATCATCGACCTGAACGCGAAGATGACCGACGCGCTGGTGCCTCTGGAGGGCCGCACCCTCTACATCGCCACCGAGTACTACAAGCTGCTCAAGCAGATGCCCGATTACATCGGCGTGGATGCTCTGGGCAAGGAGGCTCTGGCGAAGGGCGTTGTGGGTGAGTTCGACGGCTGCCGCGTGAAGCCCATTCCCACCAGCTATATGCCTGCCGGTGTGTACTTCTTCATCAAGCACAAGGGCTGCACCGTGGACCCTGTGAAGCTCCAGAAGTACAACATCCTGACCGAGGTGCAGGGCTATTCCGGCCCCGTGGTGCAGGGCGTGACCTACTATGACAGCTTTGTGCTGGGTGCCAAGGGTGACGGTGTTGCCGTGTCCGGCAATGCTGCGATTCTGGCCGCCCCCACCCTGTCTATCAGCGGCCATGCCGTGACCATCGCCACTGCTTCCGGTGTGGTGTTCAAGTACACCACCGACGGCACCAACCCCCGGTACTCCACCACCGCCGAGGTCTACACCGCCCCTGTGACTCTGACCGCCGGTCAGACCCTGCGGGCCGTAGGCACCAAGGACGGCTGCGTGGGCATCGAGGGCACCAAGGATTACGAGTGATCTCATGGGAGGGGGCTGCGGCCCCTTCCCGCCTATATGGACGGGGCGGGTGCATGAACCCGGCCCGCCCACCAGATATAAGGAGCGATTATGCCTCGATATAAACAGACAGCAGGCGGAACGGTACAAGTGGATTTGGGGACGCTGAACCCCAAACAGAAGCAGTTCTGCCAGTCCCGGAGCCGGTACACGGCTTACGGCGGTGCCAGAGGCGGCGGCAAGACATACGTTCTGCTGCGGAAGGCGGGCGGCGGCGCGCTTACCTACCCCGGCATCAAGATCCTGATCGTGCGCCAGGAGTACCCGGAATTGGAGCAGAACATCATTCTGCCTATGCAGAAGCTGATCCCGCCGGAGGTGGGCAGCTACAACGGCAGTATGCGCATGATGTTTTTCTGCAACGGCAGCATCATCAAATTCGGCCACTACGGAGCCGGAGACGATCAGGAATATCAGGGCCTTGAATTTGACTGGATCTTCATGGAGGAGGCCACCCAGTTTACAGAGGGACAGTTCCGGACGCTGGGCGCGTGTTTGCGCGGTGCGACCAAGTTTCCCCGGCGGATGTACCTGACCTGCAACCCCGGCGGCATCGGCCACCTGTGGGTAAAACGGCTGTTCGTGGACCGGGAGTATCGGGAGGGGGAAAAGGCCAAGGATTACACCTTCATCCCCGCCACGGTGGACGATAACCCCCAGCTTTTGGAGGCGTCCCCTGAGTACAAACAAATGCTGGACCTGCTGCCGGAGGATGTGCGGCGGGCGTGGCGCTACGGCGATTGGAACGCCATGGCAGGCACGTTCTTCCCGGAGTTCCGGCGGGAGACCCATGTGATCGCGCCCTTTGTGCGGGTGCCCCGGGAGTGGAAGAAATACCGGGCGTTCGACTACGGCCTTGATATGTTCGCCTGCCTTTGGGTGGCGGTGGACTTTGAGGGGCGGGCCTATGTGTACCGGGAGGTACAGCAAAGCGGCCTGATCGTATCCGAGGCGGCAAAGCTGGCAAATGCCCTGACCCCGCCGGAGGAGCACATTGAGTTCACCATTGCCCCGCCGGATATGTGGAACCGGCAGAAGGACAGCGGCCGGAGCATGGCGGAGATCTTCGCGCAGTACGGGTTGGGGCTGCTGAAGGCCAGCAACAACCGCGTTCAGGGCTGGATGGCCGTCAAGGAGCTGCTGAAGCCCATGAAGAGCGACACGGACCGGCCCGGACTGCTGGTGACGGAAAACTGCGTGGGCCTGATCCGCAATCTGCCCTCCATCCAGCATGACGAGAAAAACCCTTCGGACTGCGCCACGGAGCCCCACGAGATCACCCATATCTGCGACGCTGTCCGGTATTTCTGCGTGACCCGCGTTTTGGGCGCTCAGAAAACCGTGGAGAAGATCGTGGACGATTTTGACGAGGGCGAGGACTACGATGACGTGATGACGGGCGGGGAAATGACCGCCGGTTATCTATCCTACGGATAAAGGAGGCCCGGACGATGGCTCAAATCACATCCAGCAACGATATTCAGGTGTTGAAGATCCGCCAGTTTCTGGGCCTGAACGAAAACCCTGACGGGGATACCAAGATCAAGAACGGCGAAATGAGCAAGATGCGGAATTTCCGGGTGACGCGGGAGAAGCATTTGCAGCTGCGCCCCGGCACCAAGACAGTCCTGAACCTGAAAACGGCATGGGACGCATGGTGCGCGGAGAGCGGCCACACAGCCCCCACAGAGAGCCCTGTTTTCTCCGGGGCGTGGGAGGGCGTGGTAGACAGCAAGCAGCGGACCCTTGCCGCCTTCGGCGGGCTGATCTTCTCTCTGGACCCGGCGGTGCTCACCGTCAAGGTGGTAGGCCAGTGCACACAGGACCAGACCTCGTTCTTCGGGTTTTCCAACAAGGTCTATCTGCTGAACGGCCATGAGTACATGAGCTGGGACGGCAAGGAGGACAGCAGCTTTGCGGCGGTGGAGGGCTATATCCCCACAGTGATGAACGCCACCACGCCTGCGGGCGGCGGGTTTCTGCTGGAAAACGTAAACCGGCTGACGGGCAAGCGAAAGGTGCTATATTCCCCGGACGGCAAGGAGACGGTTTTCCACATCCCGGAAAAGACAGTGGATGAGATCATCTCCGTGAAGATTGGAGACACGGCACAGACTTACACCTCTGACCTGAAGGCACGAACCTTCACCATTACCCCTGCCCCCGCTGCCGGAACCAACACACTGGAGCTAATCTACCGCAGCGGCAACGGAGAACGGGCGCAGGTGACAGGAATGCGCTTTTCCGAGCTTTACAACGGACAGACGGACAGCCGCGTGTTCCTCTACGGAGACGGCACCAACAAGACCATTTACTCCGGCATTGATTCCGCAACAGGTAAGCCTTCGGCGGAATACTTCCCGGATCTGTACGAGGCGGAGGTGGGCGAGGCCAACACGCCCATCACCGGCATGGTGCGTCATTACGCGCGGCTGGTGGTATTCAAGCAGGACGCCACCTACTCCATGAGCTATTCCACGCTGGTAACGGCTACGGACGTTACCACGGCGGCGTTCTATGTGACCCCTGTCAACCGGCAGTTCGGCAACAAGGCTCCGGGGCAGGTGGACATTCTGGAGAACAACCCCCTGACGCTGGACGATCAGGCGGTGTACCGGTGGCGGAGCGTATCCACCGGCGGAAACATCACCTTTGACGAGCGGAACGCGGAACGGATCAGCAACCGGGTAGAGGTGACGCTGCAAGGATTTGATATGGCAGAGACCCGGACCTTCAACCGGAAATCGGCACAGGAATACTGGTGGATGTACGGAGACAAGGCGCTGATCCTGAACTACGGCGCGGACGCATGGTATCTCTACACCGGATTGAGCTTCCGGGCCATGGTGGAGGTAGGGCTGGAGACCTACGGCTTCCGGCCCGACGGCGGCGTGGTGCATCTTTCCCGGCAGTACCGGAACGATGACGGCAAGGACATTGACGCCTACGCGGCCACCGGCTCCATGGACTTTGACCGGGACTGGGTGCTGAAATACAGCCCGCTTATTTTCGTGGCGATCCAGCCGGAGAGCAACGCCCGTGTGCACGTGACGGTGGAGACCAACCGCCGCAGCGACTACCCGGAGAAAACCGTATCCTCCGGCCTGACCACCTTTGCCCATGCGGATTTCGCCCACTGGTCTTTCGGCACCAACCGAAAGCCGCAGGTACGGCGGGTGAAGATGAAGGTGAAGAAGGCCACCTTCTACAAGCTGGTATTCAAGAGCAAATCGGCATCGTCTACCGCAACGGTTCTGGAGACGGATGTGCAGCTCCGCTATACCGGGAATGTGAAATAAAGGGGTGAACCCATGAGCAAACAGACGATGACCCCGGAGCGGGTCGGCAAGGAATACAGCGCGGGGATCAGCTTCAACAGCGGTATTGATCTCTATGACTGCGTGGAGACCAACGAGAATTTCTTCATCGGAAAGCAGTGGGAGGGTGTGCAGAGCAACGGCCTCCCAACCCCCGTATTTAACTTTCTGAAACGAGTGGTGCTGTTCTCCGTAGCGAATATCTCCACGGATAATCTGAAACTGTGGGCGCGGGCCATGTCCTCCAGCGGGGAGCGGAACACGCAGACCTTGGAGCTGGTGGCCGACATTCTCAACGATCAGTTTGCGTCCATCTTCGAGCATAACAGCATCGGCGGGCGCATCCGGGAGTATACCCGCAATGCCGCCGTGGACGGTGACGGCTGTATGTATACCTACTGGGACGATACAGCGGAGACCGGGCAGGCCAGCAAGGGCGCCATCCGCACGGAGGTCCTGATGAATACGCAGGTTTTGTTCGGCAATCCCAACAACCGGGACGTGCAGAGCCAGCCCTACATCATTCTGGAACGGCGAATGCTGCTGAGCGAGGCCCGGAAGCGGGCCAAGCGGTACGGCAAGGACCCGGACGAGATCCAGCCGGACAACAAGGACTGCGGAAACAACTACATGGATTCCATGAGCGGCAGCGGAAACAAGGTGACGGTGCTGCTGCGGCTGTGGAAGGATGACGAGACCGGCACCGTCCACGCCTACGAGTGCACCCGGCAGGCGGAGATCCGGGGCGATCTGGACCTCGGTATCAAGCTGTATCCCCTGACATGGATGAACTGGGACTATGTGCAGGACTGCTATCACGGGCAGGCCATGATTACCGGCCTGCTCCCAAACCAGATCTTTGTAAACAAGCTGTTCGCCATGTCCATGATCTCCCTCATGACACTGGCCTATCCGAAGGTAGTATACGATTCCACCAAGGTAGCCAAGTGGACGAACAAGATCGGCGGAGCCATCCCGGTAAACGGAAGCGTGGAGGGCGTGGCGAAGATCATTGACCCGGCCAGCATTTCCCCCCAGATCAGCCAGTTCATTGACATTGCCATCAGCTACACGCAGAAGTTCCTCGGCGCGTCGGACGTGGCGCTGGGCGATACCCGCCCGGATAACACCTCCGCCATTATCGCTTTGCAGCGGGCGGCGGCTACGCCTATGGAGCTGACGAAGCAGAACCTTTTGCAGAGCATTGAGGATCTGGGCCGCATCTACATGGAGTTCATGGGCGAATACTACGGAGAACGGTATGTGGAGATCTCCAACCCCTATGACAGCAGCAAATTGGTGGTCCCCTTTGACTTCTCCATCCTGAAGGAGATCCCCTTCACCATCGGGCTGGACGCAGGCGCGGCTTCCTATTGGAGCGAGATCGCCGCCATGCAGACGCTGGACAACCTTCTGATGCAGGGTAAGATCTCCACAGTGGAATATCTGAAGCGGCTGCCTGCCGGTCAGATCACAGACAAGGAGGCGCTGATCCAGACCCTCCAGCAGCAGGAGCTTGCCATGATGGGCGGCGGTCAGCCGGGGGCAGAGGGCGAACAGCCTGTTGCTCAGGAAGAAAACGTCCCCATTCGGGGCGGGGCCGGATACGGCCAGTTACAGCGGAAAATCAACGAGACAGGCGAAGTGCCAAAAACGGAGGTAGGTGCTTAAATGGAGAAGCGATTGACAGCGGACCTGAACGTGGTAGCTAACTCCAATCTGGAGATCCAGCTGCTGGACGGCGATCTGAATATCATTCAGAAGCTGGATGACGAACCGAACGACGTGGGTGGTCTGACCAGTGCGGAGCTAAAAGCCAAGTTCGACGAATCCGGCAACATTATCAAAAAGTACATCAATGAAACCCTGATCCCGGCAGTGCTGACGGATGACGCCACGGAGGAGAGCCGCAAGCAGGCGGAAGCGGCGCGGGTAGCGGCAGAGCAGGGGCGTGTAACCGCCGAGGAAGGCCGGGTATCTGCGGAAACGGCACGGGCAGCGGCAGAGCAAGCCCGGTCCGAGGCCGAAGCCTCCCGCGTGTCCGCCGAAAACGCGAGAGAGGCGGCGGAGACGGCCAGAGCCGACGAGACCGCCGGTATCGTAGCCCGGGCAACCGCACAGGCCAACGCGGCGGTGGGCAGCGCGTCTCAAGCCGCAGGCAGTGAGCAGAGCGCCAAGGATGCGGCGGGTACGGCCACCGGCGCGGCAAGTTCCGCCAGCCAGTCGGCGGCGTTCGCATCCGGCTCCGCGTCTCAGGCCAGCGCGGCAGCGGCGGCGGCGGCTGGAAGCGCCGCAGGCGCAGAGACTGCCAGCAAAACCGCTCAAAGCTGGGCCGTAGGCGGAACCGGCACCAGACCCGGGGAGGACACGGACAACGCCAAGTATTGGGCAGAGAAGGCACAGGCAGTTGTGGGCGGTGACTTCGCTACCAAGGTGGAGGCACAGGGCTATGTAACGGCGCATAACGAGAGCGGCGCCGCCCACCCGGACATCCGAGAGGCGCTGAGCGACAAGGCGGCGGCCACACACGCCAGCCAGCACGGGAAGGATGGGGCGGATCCCATTACCCCTGCGGCCATCGGCGCTGCATCGCTGGGCGCGGACGGCAAGGTGCCAGCAAGCCAGCTGCCGGAAACTGACACATATACCAAGGATGAAATACTCAAAGATGCCACGGCTGCCAAGTTTGGCAAGGACACCGGCGCCGTGCCGGATGAGGTGCTGGACGTGCTGAGCAAGAGCATATTGGAGGGCACCTATCCGGTTGTAGATGTGTACGCGGGACAGAATTGGCAAAAGGGGAGCGCCACTGGTAGTGTTACGTCTGTAAATGTCCACCAGATTATCCAGTTTGTAAACGGTATGTTTTTTTCTTTCCAAACTGAGGCCAACGCGGTCTATGGCATAAAATCTCAGGACGGAAAAACGTGGACACAATTTAAGGTGCCGCCTGAGGTCAGCGGCGCTTATATCGGCGCCCATAAGCTGCTATATGTCAATGGCGTGTATTATCTCATGGCCACGCGCCCTACGCCAAGCGTAGTGTTTTACTCCTCCGCAGATTTAGAGACGTGGGAAAAAGTGTCCGAGCTTACAACCACTTACATGGCATATTCCGTTTTTTACAGCGTTTTTTTGCAAAAATTTATTGTCATCGAGGCGCAAGGCAAAACCTATTTAAGCGATGACCTGATAACGTGGAGCAATCCGTATAGCCTTGGCGGAGCTACATCCTACCTAAATTCCGGAGCCAATGGCATAGATGGCCCTGACGGATTTTATATTGCGACCTCAGTCAACAAGACCGTATCTGTTGTAAGACTTACTGCAAACAGTTTTGACACGGTTTTTAGTGCGGAGACATCAACGGCCGCAGTTAGCGATGCGTCGCTTATAAGATTTAAGGGCAAATATTTTGTGTATTCTGCGTTTGTGGTTATGCAGAGCGATGATCTGCGAAATTGGGAAACATCATCGCCAACTTATCTTAACAGTACAACTGTTACGCAACAGATTGCTTATAGCGATAATTGCGTACTCATCAAGTACAGCACAAGCACTTATGTAGCGCTTGATGGCTTAAATTTTGAGAGCTTTGTCAATGACGGTGTTGCGGCCCAATCCAGCAGCATGGCTTATGGCAACGGGGTGTTTGTTTTTCACAATCAGGCCACGGTTGCCAGACTCTTAATTTATTACACCCCCGACACCACGTTTAAGGACGAGCCGGGGCTTGTAGATGTGCTTGGGAATATGGTCAATATCCCCTTAAAGCAAATTGCGGGGGCGGCAAGCATAGAGACAGGGACGTATACGGGGACAGGCGCAACTACGCTGACGTTAAGAACAAATAGCAAGCCAAAGTTTTTCCTGATTTTTAAGTCCATAAGTGGCAGATCTGAATATCCTGAGTATGCTTTTGGATTACTCCCAGAAGATATTTCCGCTGCGGACTACTATTATTTCCCATCCATCTTTTTTTCCAGCGTTAATACGACAACGCAAGATGCTGGCTTGCGAGTATCTGCTTTAACAGATAATGAGTTTACTTTGACGTCTGTTTCCCATAGCACAGCGTATTTTGTGCTTAATGCATCTGGCACAACATACCGTTATTTGCTTGTTTACAAGGATGAATAAGGAGGGTTAAATGCAGATTATTGAGATCGCGGCGCTGGACAACGGCGCACACAACAACCAGATCTCCAGCGCTATTACAGCTCCGCCTCCCGGCTGGGCGGAGATCCCGGCGGGTATGGCCGTGCCGGAGACGTTCCCGTTTGTGGACATTGAGGTGCGGGGGAACGTGGTGACAAAGATGACCGCCGGGGTCGTGCCAGAGCCGGAACCTGAGCCAACGCCGGAGCCGACGCAGCTTGACCGCATCGAGGCGCAGAGCGCCTACACCGCCATGATGACCGGCACACTTTTGGAGGGCTGATATGAGAGACAAAATCGCAAGATGGTACGCGCAGGGCCTCTGGATGGAGGATATGGTGCGCAGCGCCGTGAAAAAGGGCGTTATCACCGAGGCCGAGGCGGAGGAAATTTTGGGCGAGAAAAAGCCGGAGGTTTAATCCTCCGGCAGGACCCACAGATACAAATGAAACCGGTTGAATAATCAACCGAACAGTTGAAAGCGGTTGAATAATCAACCGAACAGTTGAAACCGGTTGAATAATCAACCGAACAGTTGAAACCGGCTGAGTAAGCCGTAAAAATTGAAAGGAGAAACACTATGGACAAGAAGTTTGCCGAGATCATCAACGAGGGCAAGAAGAATGGCGAGAGCATCGAGGTTATCAACACCAAGCTGAAGGAGGCCGGTGCCAACTTCCATTTAAACCCCGACGGTGGTATCGCTGGTTGGTCTGAGAAGGAAATGGCTGAGGGCTTCATCCCCGCAGAGACCGAGCCGGAGGACGTGAAGCATCTCCGTGACATCATGCGGTACAAGCCGGAGCTGGCGGGCCAGACCATGACCGTGACCGTTGCCGAGGGCCGCTATGAGGTGACCTACAACGCCAACGGAAACCCGGTAAAGGCCGTGCGGGTGAACCACTGAAGCACTGTGCAGGGAGGGCAAAAGCTATGAACGCAGTACATATTAAAAATCTAATTCTGGCGGCGCTGGCAACAACCGGCTCTGTCATCGCGCAGGCTTTGGGCGGCTTGGATATGGCGCTGAAAGTGCTGATCTGCTTTATGGTGCTGGATTACGCCACGGGCTGGCTGGTGGCGGCGATCTGGCACAAGTCCGGGAAGAGCAGCACCGGGGCGCTGAGTTCCGATGCAGGCTTCAAGGGTCTTGCGAAGAAGTGCGTAGAACTGGCGCTTGTCTGGATGGGGGCGCTGTTAGACCAAGCTACATCCAGCGACTTTGTGAGAGACGCGGTTTGTATGTTCTTCATCGCCAATGAGGGATTGAGTATTTTAGAGAACACGGCCATTATGGGCGTTCCCTACCCGGCCTTTGTGAAGAATATGCTGGACGCCATCCGGCAGGCCAGTGACGAGGGCAAGCAGGAGGCCGGGACATGATGACGAGAGCGGGCACAGTCCCGCTCTCCGACCTCCAATTTTTGAAAATCTATTTCAATCGGCGGCGTCTCCGCTCCACCACGGCCAACCTGAAGAAGATGCTGGCGGAGGCGGGCGGGGACGCTATCTGCAATGGCTCCATCTTCCTGCGGAACCAGCAGCCCGCCTGTCATTTAAAGGCAGACGGTAAGGTTTACAAGGCCCCCAATTACCGGGCGTGGGCCATCAGCTGGAACACCCCGGCAAACTTCGGCGTGAAAACCGTGCCCAACAGCGACGCAAACTACATGGAGTGCGTTCACCTCATCATCGACGGCAAGAAGATCAGCCCTATCCACTGCGGAGCGGACATGAAGTACAAAGCCCCGCGAACGGCCATCGGCACCAAGGGTGGACGGTTCGCCTACTACGTGAGCCGTGACCGGCGGACACCGGAACAGCTCCGTGACCTGCTGGCCGCGTCCGGCTGGGACAACGCCATTATGATGGACGGCGGCGGGTCTACCTGCTTCATGGGCAGGGACGGCAATGGCTTCACCGGGGATGGGCGGGTGATCCCGTTCTTCCTGGTGTGGAAAAAGAAAAGCGGGGACGCACACGAACCGGAAGGAGAGAAACCTATGGTAGAGATCAACGCCTATTCCAAGGCGAAGGACGGCGGCAAGAAGCTGTCCACAAACTTTACAGTGAAAGAATTTGCCTGCAAGGACGGCTCCGATGCCGTGCTGGTAGCGCCCCGGCTGGTGATGGTTTTGCAAAGCATTCGCAGTCACTTTTGCGCGGCTGTGACCATCAACAGCGGCTACCGCACACCCCAGTACAACGCCAAGGTGGGCGGCGCGGCCCACAGCCAGCATTGCTACGGCACGGCGGCGGACATTGTGGTACGGGGACAGACCCCGGCAGCGGTAGCGGCCTACGCAAGAGAGCTGATGCCGGACTGGGGTGGCGTTGGCGTATACAGTCAGAAGGGCTTTACCCACATTGATACAAGAGAGGAGAGAGCCGATTGGACGGGTTAAAGACCATTTTGAACGGTGATTATGCGGTGAGCAAAAGCGGAGAAGTTTTTAGTCTGAAAAGCAAAAAAATTTTGAAGCAAATGGACAACGGCCACGGCTACAAAAATGTTTGCGTGTGCATCGGTGGGAAGCCCAAAAAGTATTATGTGCATCGGCTTGTGGCTATGGCATATTTACCAAATCCGCTTCAATACCCAGAAATAAACCATATTGACGAAAACCGGGGGAACAACCACGCAGACAACCTTGAATGGTGTACTGCAAAATATAACAAAAATTATGGGGGACGCGCCGAAAAATTCAGCAAGACGAGGGGATTTCCTGTTGTCTGCGTTGAAACAGGAGAATCTTATTTATCGTGTGGAGACGCAGAGAGAAAGACTGGCATTAACCGTGGCAGCATTCACTCTTGCTGTACAAAATACAGAAATACGCAAAGCGCAGGTGGCCTGCATTGGGTGTTTCTAAGGGAAATTCACCCCAAATCGCAGGCCGACTGGAACGGATAAGGAGGGCCATGTATGGCAGGTTACTACGATAAAAACAAGGACTACTCCAAGGAGCTTCAGCGGACGGACCTGTCGGCCTCCGAGCGGGACCGGCTGACACAGGAGCGCCAGAACAAGATCAACGATAAGTACGGCGGCAGAGAGCCCAACATGATCGGCTCCGACAAGACGTATTCTCAGACCTACGGCGGGTCCAGCAACCGGGGGAACAGCGACAGTTCCGGCGGCAGCTCGCAGGGCACCTTCGGCGGGGTTTCTTATACCCGCAATGACAATGGCGGCGGCATCTACGGGACGCCCACCAGCAACTCCGAGGTAAAGAACTACAAGCAGAACGGCGTATCGTACCGGGTCGGCGCGGACATGAGCCGCCGTCAGGATCTGGCGAACCGGTATCAGGTCTCCAACGGCTACACCGTGTTCTATGATGATAACGGCTACGCCTACAAGGCCGTGAAGGGTGTGGCGGACTACACCCCCCATCAGGACATCAACGCCGGGAACGGCAGTTACGGCAAAAGCGGCGCGTGGACGGACAACGAGATGCTGTCCGCACTGGACCGCTCCAAGATCACGGACATCCGCAACCGGCTACAGCGGGGCGAGATCACCGGCGATCAGGCGAACCAGGCGGCAAACGCCATCCGTGCCGGGTACGGCTACACCATCGACAAGAACGGCTATGTGACGGACAGCGGCGCGCTGTCTGCCGTGAATGATCTGCGCAAACGCCTTGGGCTGGACAGCAGCCAGGAAAGCGCAGAGCTGGCTTACTACCGCTATCTCATGGGGACGGACACCTCCCCCTCCGCACAAGCCAACGGAAAGGTGCAGTCCTTCGGGGACTATCTGGCGGCGAATGGCGGCGCACCGGCCGGTACACCCGGCTACGGAACCCCGGCATACAGCCAGCAGCAGCGGGTCACGGACATCAACGCAGGCGGTACGCCGTCCGGTAATCTCTCCACATCGCAGACCGGGATGAGCTTTGACATCGGAGACGGCAGCGACTACTTGAAGGAGCTGTACGCCAAGAAAGTAGCG